GGCCAGTTGTAGTACTGCGTAATTGGAGCTGGTACATTGAAACCTAAGTTCTTTAGTACTCTTGCTTCGTCGACCCCATAAGGCAGAGCGACCATGCTATCGCCGTTGTGAGTAAACTTCTTCGCGTGCGGCATCACACTAGCTACAGCATCGTTCTCCGTGCTGTTAATAATGATCTTACGTTTCTCTGGTATTACGAGCATAGTGCTATCCACGCCTTAAATTCTGTTTCCCATACGTCAACGCTTGTCTCACGGACAATCCAAACTTGCGCCCCTGCCTGACTTAACGCGGCGATTTCTCGATCTTGGTTAGCAGTCGTAGTGCCCCGACCAAACTTAGTCTCAATAGCGAACATATAGCCGTTAACACAGCCAATAAAATCAGGGATACCAGAGCGCCCATAGCCGTTGGCAGGAGGCATAAACCACCAGCAAACTGGAGAACTCTTGAGGGTTTCTTTAACAATCTTTTTGACATCGCCTTCGTTTTTCATCTTCTACCTTTTAGTCGTGCGTCAGGGCATATATGTTTAGCCGGACACCATGGGCATAGCCCAGACGGCGTGGCTTTGAATACACCCATGTCTATAACTTCCTGTACCTTGTCGAACCGTGGTTCCAGTGCGCGCCAAAGCGAGCTAAGAAACCGTCGTTCGTATTTTGAGTTTGTAACTTCGTCAAACTTAAGCCAGATGAATGAAGTCTTCACCGTGTTTACTTCTGGGAAATGCCACATAACCATAGCTGCGAACAACTGCAACTGGGTCGGATTGTCTTTCACCTTGCCTGTTTTGTAGTCTAAGCAATACGCTGTGTCGCCATCAACTACAAGCACGTCAGCAATGGATCGAAGCCATACATCTTTTGCAAACCAATCAACAGGTTCTAGCGCGCGGCTAACAGCCATCTGGTACTCGAAGTACTTCGTGCCGTCACGCGCAAGAATCTTGTCGACTATGTGCCCCCACTTGCTTAGCGTTTGTTGCCCCTCTATGGATAGCGTCGCTTCGTCTAGCTCACCTTTACCTTTAGCTTCCAGTAGCTCGTGTACTCGATTGCCATACTCAGACGCATCGTTACTAGAGTTCTGTACCCGCTTGGATACGTACAAGTAATCAAACTGCGCTTGGCATTGCTCGAATGTAGATAGTCTGCTGAAAGACAGCGGCATAGGTTGGGTCACTTAGCATCTCCATATGAAGGACCAACGCCTGTCTCACACGCAACGGGTATGCTACGGCACCAAGGTGGCGTCATAGATAAACACTCTTCCATGTAAGCACGGGCTTCAGTAAGTTCGTCGTTACGCACCACACAGACAGCCTCGTCATGGACGGATAGCTTAACTGGGTAGCGCTGATTGATACGAGCAGTTTGCCACATAACGATCCGCATTGCAGCATGTTGGGATAAATTTTCTACAATTTTTGGCCCAAAGATACGAACCCGTTGTTTCCCCATCAAATACGTCCACTCTTTGCCGTCTGTCTGTAAGTCGTGGTACATGACTCCGGGCTCGCCCGGTCTGCCAAAGCCATCGTTCTGGGTGATAAACCACCCATTTACATCCACGTTAATGAGCGAACAATCGTTAGCAATATCAGGCAGGATCACGTCATGGCACCGACGCCATAAATCCACCACTTTGTGGTGCACAAGCCTGTACAAGTCCACAATAGTATGAGCGCGGTCTTCATCTATAAGTTCGACAGTCGGGTCTTGGCGTTTGGCTAGCCGTACCATGTCCATGAACCGCATCGCCCCAGCACCATACTGTAGACCCAGCATGGCGGTCTTGCCGAGGAACCGCTCGCCCTTGTCTTTCTTGGTAATCTCGCGTCCGAACAACTGGCTAGCGAAGTCACAGTACAAGTCGACACCATTACGCAGTTTCTCTAGCACGTCGTCCTGACCAGCTAACGCCATCACAGTGCGAAGCTCGATATTCGATGAGTCACCTACCAACACCGTGTGCCCAGCAGGGGCTTGAAGCGCGTCACGTAGACCAGCCGATGGACCACGCGCAGGGATGTTCTGCCAGTTGATCGAGTTGCCGCCGGAGTATCGCCCTGTAGTCTTAGCACCCCAGAAGTTGAGGTACACAGGAAGCGGTCCTCGTTTCGCGGTCTCCAGAAACTTAAGCGCACGAGTCTCAGCAATGGTAGTCTTTACGCCAAGCCGCGCGGCGACGAGTGCTTGAACATCGCTGTCTTCGTGGTCTAGTAAATCAGTGAACGCTTTATCTGACTTGGCAAACGCGTAGGTCAGCTTTTCTGGGTTCGCCTTACTTTGCTTGCGTGGCGGAGAAACCCCTAGCTCAAGTAGTCGCTCGGCGAACTTGTCGTTCGACATAATAATCTCACGGTTTGTTTCTGCTAAAGCCAGCAGGGCGTCCTTACGAACAACCTCGTCTTTGTAGAGCTGCTCCATCTTGATCTCATCACCTACCAGCGTAGGCTCAGTGAACATACGTATAGTCATGTCGATCAGCTTTAACTCTAGCGCCGGGGTGAACGGATCGAACCGCTTGCCAAGCTCACGACACAGCCACGTGTCATGCTTACAGTACTCTTCATACTCCGCTAATTCCATGGGATTAAAGTCCAAGCGGCGCTTACCCATAGCACGGGTAACTGCTGTACCCTTCGCGGGTAGGTTGAACTGCTTAGCTAGGTTAGCGAGTGAGTGCGATGTCAGATAAGGCAACAACATGCGACCTTGCCCGAGCGTATCCATCCACAACTTCGGCTTGATACCACAGCGTTGCGTCATGATGTACCCATCAAACAGCGTGTTGTGGCAGCGTACAGCTGAGTTTTCCCAGTCGTAGTTCGCGTGCATCCACGCGAGTGTATCTTCATGCGTACCGCTAAACCACGTTGCTTCTGGCTCGTCGTTTTTCAGAATACTAACGCCCACAATCTCGAAGCGCGGGTCGTTAACATAAGCATCTGTTTGCATCTTTGACAAAGAAAAGTCTTTGTCGTAATACGTCTCAAAGTCTAGAGTCAAAATATCCATTGTGTTCTTTCATCAAGTAAATAAGTGGTGGGTAGTAGATTCGTCAGGCGCCCGCCGCACCTGTTTAAGGTGTCGACAAGTCCACTTAAAAACTTGTCGCGTAAGCGTACAGTCACATCTACAAGGCTAGTACGCCCGTATTAAAAAGTTTACTTCTTAGTGTTCCACATCAAGTTGTTTTCAAACTCTTCGAGCTTCTGCATGTAGTGTTTGGCTTTGTCAGCGTCAGGACTGTCTTTCTTCCCTTGGCGCAGACTGTATTTTATGATGTTTCCCTTCAAAAAGCCAATGAACTCTTGTGGTGTCAGCACCGCTTCCATAACAGTCCATGGCTGTATGGTCATGTCTTTGTAGTGCGTACCGCCGTACTGTAAGTCGTCGGCGCTCGTGCCATTAAATCCGTCCATGTCACTCTCCTTAAAATGGTGCTTCTTCTGTATCTTCAATACGCCGCTTTGTCTGCGTGCGTAATCGGCGCTGGATTTCTTTCTCGTTCGGTAACGTCTTCGGAAAGGGCCAGTTGGCTGAGGGCGTAAATGTGCTCGAGTTTATGTCGGAGTCGCAGTGCTTCTGTGACTGCTGCTTCGAGCCGTTGTTTGAGTACGTTGTTTTCACGAATCATGTCTCCTAGTTGCAAGTCTAACTCCCGTTCTGCTTCAGTAATCATCATCATCGTCCTCCGTTGATCTGAAACGTTCGTCCATATCAAGATATATCGTAGTAAGCCCGTTTATTACACTAGTCATGTCTAGGCTTTGTTCTACGACTGCGTTAGATAGCGCGATTGCAAGAACATTGATCTGTTCGTTACCGTTACCAGCTATGTTCAGCACAAGTTCTACCTTACGTGCTGCAGAAGCAAGCTCTTCTGGGGTTCGTTCGTATGTTCTCATATCTGCTCCGTAATAAGACTGCCGTAAATAACACCAAACATAACCGACAAAACCAGCACCCAAGCCAGCGTCTTGCCGATTGTGTAAATGATACCGTGATAATCCCACTCGTCTTTAAATTCTTCGCGCCAGTCGATAGGTTCTTTTTTGGGGGTATCGTCTTGCGGTGGCGTCGCCCCCGCCCGTACCCGCCGAACCATCTTGTCCGTCTTATCCATCTCCTGTTTAACTGTCGTCATGTGATCTCCTTTATGGGTGTAGCCCGTTTGTTACGCACTTCTTCATACACGTCGGCTATTGCCAACTCCATATCTTTTATAGTTATCACTTCAAGTTGAGCGTCATGCAACTGCATTACCTCATTCAGCGCCTGCATCTCAGCAGCTTTCAGTATGTACCGACCCGAGGCAAGCCCCCTGCCACCAACAGCACGTAAGGCGGTCAAGCCGTCTCGAATGATGTCGTTATACTCCTGCCCAAACCCACGGCGGCACAGGGCTTCCGTCATGTTTACGGCAGCTATAAGCACTGAGATGTCATCCTTGGTCGCTCGCCCTTGGGTCAACTCAGTCAGTG